ACTAGCGGTTATTGGGTTGGTATTCGATCCATTGAGACCGTCGATGATGCAAAGCCATACGACTTCGTTGGAGTCTGGACTGACCAAAAAGATGGCCAGCGCTACTATGACATAACCACCTATGAAATCAACCTAGACAAGGCCTTGGAACTTGGCCGACAGTATAACCAGATAAGCATTTGGGATATTGCCAAGGGAGAGGCTATCTACCTCTAACAGCCCTGAGAGCCCCGCTAGCGCCGTGAGGATGCTAGCGGGGTTATCTTATACCCTAAGCATCGCTATGGCGCGTACGAGGCGCACAGGGCCTAATAAATCTCACTGAGATGGCAAAAATCGTAAAACAAACCTAGGGAATGAGTGGAATGTGATGCGATGTGGCCAAATTGCGGTATAGGGAGTGCCCAAAGCGCTCGCGGTGATACGTAGCAATTGGATAGACACTGCAAACACTGCCAATATTGAAATTTTGAGCACGTGAGGCAGGGGATGGCTAGCCTAAAATACCGTTATCAAACCGTTATAAAAATATGCTTGACTAATCGACTAACCGACTATTAGAGTGAACTTATTAGCTAGCAACCCCGCCGGCTAAGCAAATAGAGGAGATAAGAATGCTAACCGATTACGAAGATATCAAGGAGGGTCTGGCACCCTTTCAGGGACACGATTACCCTGAAGACGATCTGCACCAATATGCAGATGGCCTAGTCCCGATCTATTACAGTGAGATCCTTCAGGAGTGGACCGATCTAGATGCTGAGTACAAAGATACTTGGCAAGAGTACGGAGTCGCGCCTGACTCAACGATCTATTCCCTAATGGGTATTGATCTATTCAATTACTATTACGATCTAGCAACCCGCGCATATGCGGAACTATACAAAACAGAGGAGACAAACTAATGGGAAGCAATTTCGCGCACGAACTAGCTGATGGCACACTAGGCACAATTACCCTAGCGGACCAGTTGGCAATTCACCTGAGAAGCAACCACTATCCACCAGTACCACTAAGCATGGTCCAACCGTGCATCGAAGCCATCGACGCCTATTGGGATGACGATCTTGCACGTGAGATCGATCTGCCTGAGGGTATCAGTTGGAGAGGCAACACCACCGCACCAGCTCGCAACCTGATCGAAGCGCACCACCTAGACGCTTGGATCACTGAAGCGGAGGAGATTATCTGCACTTTTTGTCTGGATAATGAAAAATCCTGCAACGCTTGCGACGACAGTTATGAGGAGGAAAACTAATGAAAACACCAGAAGGATATAGTCAATTCACGATCATTGAAGAAGGCACTGATCAAGTACTAGCAACCCTGCCAACCACGATCCCAATTGGATCAACGGTTGAGGGATTCGAGAGAGCCGGCTACAAGGTTAGATGGACATGGACTAAGGAAGATAACTGATGATCTTCTACACAGTAGCGATGAGTATACTATTCACACTACTTGCGCTATGCGCAACCCTAGTAATTTGGACATATCTAAAGAAAGAGGAAAACTAATGCAAACAGCACAAAGAGTACTATTCCCAACCGATACAGTGGCACTGAAGATCCGTCAAGGAGTGTTGGTCTCTAGCCTAATTAGCCTAGTTGACACCGCTTATGACGGAGGCGCTATTGCCTATTGGAGCGAAGCGAGTAGAAACGCAAAACGCGGATTACCGGATGAGTCTGGGCACCGCAACTGGTACCAATTTGAAGTCCTAGCGGATGACATATGGTACTTGATCACCGTCAATACAATAATCGAGGGTATCGAACGCGTATTGAACAAAACAACCCAAGTCAACGAAGCGATCCGGAGGAGTATTGCTCAGGACCTTGCTGAGGGACTTGATTATGGATACATAAACGACGAAGCTCTCGACGTGATCATTCAAGTTGGGCTATTCGGAGAGATCGTCTACGGATAAATAATGCAAATCCAACCAGCATCCCTATACGGACACTTACTACTTACTAATCGGCTAAGTAGTAGATTAGTAAGTAGTAAGTGTTTTTCTTAGGAGCTCAATTGGAAAACAGTGTTTTGAGGAAAATAAAGGCCAAAACACCTCAGTTTTTTTCAAACAAAATCCAAAAAACAGCTAAACTTACAAAATCATAATCATTCTGTAGATCTGTAATACAATCTACTTACCTACTACAAGGAGACACATTGAGCACCTATCACCCCAAATACGGTGAGCTTTTGACATCGAGAGAAGTCTCGGATCTGACCGGCTTCACCATGAACCAGCTACGCAACCAGAGGACCAAACCAGAGACATCCCCGATCAAATTCGTTAGGCAGGGAGGCACGAGTTGGTATCGCAAGTCTGATGTTGATGCTTACATTGAGATCAACGGCGGATCAGAATGGGAATATATCGGAGGCCCTGAGTCAATCGCGACACCGCTAGTGAACGAGTCTGCAGTTGGACAGCGCAAGGAGTACTTAGACGAGCTCTCGAAGATCACTACGCGCAACGCTTGGACAAAATGGTATACATGGTTCACTGATCAATCTGGATGGAAAGATCCATATGGAGACACGCGCAAGTGGCAAGTTGAGCTATGGAAACTTAGCACCGGCGAAGATCTGGATGAGCTCTACCCTAAGTCTGCATTCTATAAGATGCGAGCTGAGGATCCCCTAAGATTCTGGCCTAGCATTACTTTCGCGATGCGCAAGGCAGTAGCACAAGTCAGAGGCCATGAGATCACTGATCAAGAGATCATCGAGCTACCGGTCGGCGAAGTGCCACCAAGTAAGTTGGACTAATGGCTAAGTTGACCCAGAGACTCATTGAAGCGCTATCCAAGACCGGATGGCAGGAGATCAACAGCACGGCTGGGGTATCCAAGTATCGCAAGCCTGATGTTGAGCTCTACATCCAACCCAGCAAGACTCACAAGGGACGCTATGCGATCGTCGTCGAGTATCCTGATCGCAAGGGACTCACCGGAGGCATGGACCAAGACACGCTAATAAAATACTTGACAAGTGATACTACCAACTGAAAGAATGAGCAAGAGGAGGAAAACATGAGAGGTTTTGACCCACGGATAGCACCAGAAGTAATAACAGTAAAGCTATCTAGCACCACTGAGAGATCACTAAAAAAAGCAATAAAGAAAATGACTCGGCACTTTGGCACCGACAACTCGATGCTGAGCTTGTTGCAAATTGCTGAGTACCACGGCTATTTCACTGGCGTGTTTGGTAATTACCTTTACGTCATCCATGAGGCAAGCGATCTGAGTTTAGCTAGCCTTGAGGAACCGGAGTTCTGGAGAATCACGCTTGATAGCGAACCAGATGAGCAAGTAATACAGAGAATAAAATAGAGGAGGAATCATGACCAAGAAAATAATTATCGATCCATGCGCACATTGTGGAGAGAGTACAGCGTTCGGATACGGCAGGTTTGTGAACCGTATTGGATACGATGATGGATGGGCCTGCGCTCAATGCTCGGGCTATGAATGCGAGAGTTGCGAAAAAGATATTTACCTTGATGCAGAAGTCAGGGATAGATATGAGCTCGGTTTCTACCACCCATGGTGCCTAGCGAAAGATCTATGGCACGAAGACTACAGAGATGAGGAAGAATATGAACAAGCAACTAATTAGAGAGCTCGGCTTGGAGTCAGCTTATGACTTCAACGTTTGGTCGCAGGCGGATGGAAGCATAACGCTCACGGCTTATGAGCTGAGTTTCGCAGGATCGTTTGGAACTAGCAACATCCAGACCAACAGCAGTAAATATCACAGCATTACATTCACCGCACCAGAAGACATTGCAGAGATCGAGTACCTACTTGATGACCTGTATATCAACAATTACCCACTCACCGACTATGATGAATGGGTAGCCCTTGACTTTATAACTAGAGACAAGGTACCAGCTCGGATAGCTCAATTTATAACTGACCTACCTGAGTACGCACCGGTAATACATGAATATGACAAAGAAGAGGAATCATGGAAACAACGACTACTAGAGATCTAATTGACGAGGCCAAGTCCAAGTTAGTTAGCAAGCCTAAGGAGTCTAAGGCTAAGGTAAAGGTAGCTGAGCCAGCAGATCTAACGCTAGCGAATGAACTACTTGCCAAGCGTAGCTCGCTTTACGATGCCAAGAAACGCCTTGAGGATGAGCTCAAAGAAGTTGACGCCATTATCAAGGACATGATTGGTAGCAACGATGAGCTACACATTCACGGCGCGAGGGTTGCAAGCATCGCAAGGTGGCGCGAGACATCGCTGATCACCGACACGGTGAAAGAAACATTCCCGATAGCTGAGTACCCTGAACTATACAAACGAATCAACAAGACTCGATTGACGGTTCACTGATGCCAAGCGTTAGGGAGAAGTGTAGTTGTGGGGCTGAGATGGAAATCACCGACGCACCTCTCCCTAACGCGCTCGCATCGATCAAGGCATGGAGATCTAACCACAGTTGCAACCCAGCTGAGAAAGAGATCCAAGCCTTGCATGGTAGCACCGGAGAGTTAGAAAGATCAATTGGCTTTACGGTTGCTGACATACCGGCAAAAGAATATGACCCGTTTGAAGATAGGAAGATAAGATGACTTACGTTTGGATAAAAGAAAGTGAAGGATCACTACGCTATGTTGATGATATCTACATAGCACCATGCCAGAAGTGTGGCAAGCGCATTAGCGTGTGCGAATGCGTCAAACAAGAAAAGAAAGAAGAGAGCAATGACTGAAAAAGAAACATGCGAGTACTGTGGCGACACTGTTGATGACTGCATCGATGCTGAAGAATGCAACTACGGCCAAGAAGGAAGCCTAGGGCCGGATGAAGATGCACTCTACGAGGCATACAAGGAACAGAAAGCTGATGAGTACTTTGACTCACAAGAATGAAAACTATCTATGCATGTCCTGCGATCAAATAATCAAAGGCGAAGACACCGTTATACATCGCGACCAGATCTTATGTTTGTTCTGCGCGACCATCGAAGGATCTTACTACGGTAGACCCAACGAATACCTACCAGATGAATATTACACATGGCTAAAGAAAGAGGATGAAGAAAATGGGAGTACAGAAAGCTAGGAACTACAGCGTCAATCAACAGATGCGCGAATGGCTCGACCTGAACAATGCAATTGATGATGTAGCAGGGCAAATACCTTGCAGACAAGCACCGGACCTATACTTCCCTGAGGGAGGCACCGGAACAGCTGCAATGGATGCAAAGATGGCAAAGAAAGCATGCCAGAAGTGTCCAGTACTAAAGATGTGCGCAACATATGCAATCAGACATCGAGAAGAAGATGGCATATGGGGTGGCATGAGCTACAACGATCGTAAAGAGATATGGAGTAAGAATGCCTAACTTAGAACCAAGGTATTTAGATACCGACAAAGAGCACGACGCTTGGATCTTTGGACTGATGGATGCGCTTGATTTTTTTGAATCGGCTCGAGGTACCAAAGACATGACACATGACAAATATATTCAGACACTGACATACCTATCAAAAGACATAGCAGACTCATACGAATCGAAATTGGAGAGAGATTTTGGAATCGATTTATCAGGAAGTACTTTACCCTTATCAAAGAGAAGCCGCGACGCGGATGGAAAAGCAACGCAAGATACTATTAGCAGATCAGCCCGGGCTGGGGAAGACACTAGAGGTGCTGGCGTCATTCGAGCTAGCGGATCTATACAACCCGAACGACAGCAACGCGATACTTATACTCACACCAGTTGTGAATGCAAGGACGGCGTGGATCGACACGATAGAACGGTTTGTGATGCCCCGCTACCCGAACGTTCAGGTTATCGATTTATCCAGTGGCTCCAGCGCAAAGAAGCAGGAGAGACTAAGTTCGGCACTCGCCGACGAGGGTACCCAACCGATAATTGTTGTAGCTAACCACGACGCACTAGCACATACCAAGAAGGGCGCAAAGATCCCTGCACTGCAAGATCCTTACTGGAGTGCAATTGCGATTGATGAGTCTCACTTAGTATTGCCAGTAGTGAAGCCCAACACGACTACCAACTTCTGGCGTGGACTTAGCAAACTAAAAGTGCACGACAACGCTACCGCATTCAAGATAGCAATCTCAGGTACGCCTGACCGAGGCAAGCTTGAGTACCGATACGGCACGATGAAATTTATGGCACCATCGCACCTACCTAGTTCGCACTGGGGTTGGTTGGAAGATAAGTTCAACGTGTACGACCAGAAGATCTCTCGCACGCGCACAGTAAAAAAGATTGGCACACTCAAGCGACCTTATGATTGGGCACAGCTTGACAAAGTTCTAATGATTAGACGCACCAAAGAAGAAGTGCTACCGGAGCTACCACCAAAGTCTTATCACTTTATTGAGCTACCACTTAGCAAGGCACATCGAGAAGAATATAGAAAGGCACAGTCAGAAGCGATGAATGATGAATCACCGACATCGTTGCTAGTGTTTTCAACTATTGCTAGACAACTTGCAACATATGCAGGAGAAGAATCAAGCAAGCTCGATTGGTTATTGGAATGGATGGCTGAGCGTGGCTACATGGAGGATCTAGGACTCAACGGCAAGGTTGTACTTGCATCGCAATACGTCAAGACATTGAAATGGTTTCAGCGCAAGTTAGCTGAGCATAATGTCCACGCTGAGTTGCTCACCGGTGATCTCAGCGCAACACAACGAGCAGACGTACAGCGAAGGTTTCAAGACCCGAACGACCCACTCAGGGTTGTCTTGCTATCCGGATCTATGGGTGTTGGTATCACGCTTGACACGGCTGACGATTTGATAATGATTGACCTACCATATGACCCAGACAAGCTAGAACAGATTGAGGACCGAGTACACCGTGCCTCTAACATGCACAAGGTGTCTATTTGGCACCTGCTATCTCGGGCCACGATCGACACAGCCATAGCTGAGGTGTCCACGACACGCCGACTAACCACTCGCTCCTTGCTAGATGGAGCTAGAGGAGTAGACTTCAGTCGTAAAGTAGTCCAGCACTTGACTGGCAGATTAGAGGAGGCCCCACTTGGCAACAGTAAAACTGATTGACAGTGTTGAAGACAGTACCGATGCAAAAGCAATCGAGACTGCACATACATGGATGAGAAGAATCCCAGAGCTATTTATTTCTGAGAGATCTAAGCAGATCCAAATTGGTATCAGCGAAGTTGGCATGGACTGCAAGAAGTGCATCGCTCGCAAGCTCGCACTTACACCTCGCAATCCTGATGGTGCATGGTATCCGTTTATTGGTACGGCAGTACATGATGCACTTGAGCACGGCTTTCGCGAGCGCTGGCCACTTGATTACTTACTTGAGAATCGTTTGCACGTACACAGCTACAAGAATCTTGAACTCTCAGGATCATGCGACATGTACGCATCGACCGGCAACGCTGGTTGGACCGGAGTTGTAAATGATTGGAAGGTTGTTGGTAAGACAGCTCTAGCAGATGCGGCCCGAGGTAAGATCAAAGATCAGTACCGAGTACAAGCAATGTTGTACGGCTACGGATGGGTGCAGAAGGGCTACAACGTTACGCACGTATCACTAACATTTTTACCACGCGAAGGAAAACTAGAAGAAGCTCAAGTAGTACTTCTACGTTATAACCAAAATCTTGCTCTCGAATCACTGGCACAGCTCGAATCGATGATCGATGCTGCTGAGCTGGTGGGTTGGGAGAAAGTCATAGACAAGGCACCTAAGGCAGGCTTCTGCTTTAGTTGCCGACGCTATGAGCAAACAGACAATGACACCTCGTCATTGATCTGACAAACTAAAAAACTAAGGAAACTATAATGAATGAATTCAACGAGGCACTACCTACCGTCGACGACTTACTAGCCGGCGGTGGATCCAAGTCATTGTCCTTCAAGGACTTTGGTGTTGGAGACTCATACGAAGGAACCATCATTGGCCTTCGCACAGTACAGGTACGCAACTACGACGACCCAACCAAGCTAGAATTCTGGGACGACGGCAAGCCTAAGCTGCAGATCGAGGTCACACTTGACACCGATTACAAGGATGCAACAGATGATGAGGATACTGGCGAGCGCCGTGTATTCCTATTTGGTCAGAAGTTGACAGCCGCGAAAGAAGAACTAAAGCGTAAGGGCCTGACCAAGCTAGAGATCGGATCTAATTTTAAGATCACGCTAGTTGGCACCAAGCCTGCAAAGAACCCTCGCTACAATGACGTGAAGCTTTACGGCATTGAGCTATCAGCTGCTAAGTCAAGCCCAGCAGTTGATGCCCTCCTATCATCTGGTGCAACACCAGTAAAGGGTGGTAAAGTTGAAACACTAGACGCAAAGCAGACTAAGGTCGCTGAGACATTGCAGTCTAATGGTTTCACTGCAGAAGAGATTGCCGAGAACCTTGGCGTATCAGTTACTGCAGTACAAAACGTCTTGACCTTCTAGTCCCTCTCTCTCTAGACGTCAAGATACTAGCGGGTGCCCAGTCCCTCCTCTTTCTGGGCACCCGCGCTTCTCAATTGAATTTTGAAAGGATATCGTGGACTCATCATCCCAATTTAAAGACCTTCTCGAAAGATTAGGCAGGTCTTCGGACGACAACGTAACTATCGCTTACCAGTCATCCAAGCAAAAGTTTATGGCTAAGACAATTAAGGTTGATCTTGCCGACTCAGTTATCTCAGCGCTCGATGCGCTTGATAACAATATATGGTTCGAGATTAACCCATCATCAGTTAACGGTCGCGCAATGGCCAGAGACATCGAGAGGTTAGCTGCCGTATATATTGACATTGATTACAAAGATGGCGGAGCTGGATCAGTTAAAGCTGCACGTGACTTTGTTCAGCTGATCACCGATGTAATCGGTGTTGGACCAACAGCAACCGTTTACTCAGGACACGGCATTCAGCCTTACTGGGCAATCGAAGATGATCACATGGACAACGCACTTGCAACCGGTGTATTGAATCGCTGGGGAGCGTTCTGCAAGTTCTTAGCTGCATCACAAAACATTCAGCTCGATAGCGTATTTGACCTACCAAGGATCTTCCGTGTTCCAGGATCTCGCAACTTTAAGGATGCAGAAAACCCAGTACCAGTAGTCACAGTACTGCACGATAATTGGCGTCCAATTACAATTGACGAGATTAATGATGTGCTAGTAGCTCACGGTATAAGCGGAGAAGCTTCAATGCCGGGTGAGTACGAGTTGATCTCAGGGGCTAGCGAATGGGAGTTTGCGGCCCATGACTGCCAATTCACCCCATCCTTATTTGCAGGCGTTAGGCCAACTAACGGGGCACCTAAGTCTCGACACGGCTGGCTACTACAGCAGTTAGTGTTGATCAACGCCTCGCACCGGAATGGTTGCATTACTGAAGCTACCTATGAGGAATTGTTTGGCCTAGTATCAGAAAGGTTTAAGTACTTCTTAACACTTGCGCCTAAGCGCGAGATGCATCAGGGAGAGATCCAAGGTGCTAACAAGTGGGCAGTTGCAAAAGTAGAGACCTTTACCTCTGACAAGCTTGAGCAAGAACTACGCAGGCACAAGCACTCAGATTTTTTCTTAGGCGACCCGACCAGCGTCCTTGGGGAGCCATCAGCTAATCAGGATTTTGACTTCGATCAACTTGTCGAAGTCTACAGGGCTAGCTACGGAACTTATGGACGCACTGACTCGGCTAATGCACGTCGCCTAGTTTATTTCAACCAAGGACATTATAAGTTTGTGCCTGATCTTGGATGGTTCCGCTGGGATGGTGGACGTTTTGTTCAGGACAAAGAAAAAGCGCTATATCAAGCAGCTATCGATGCTGCTGAATTTATTGTACAAACACCTGCGAACGATGATCAAGTCAAATGGGCGCAGTCTTCCGTTAACAAAGATAGGATAGTAAATGCAATCACCATCGCTGGAACAGATCCAGAAGTTCAAGTCCAAGCACTCGAGATGGACTCTCAACCCAATGACCTCTGCACACCAAAGGGGATTGTTAATTTACAGACGGGTGAGATACGCGAGGCAGATCGTAGGGTCGATCTTGTTACGCGCCAGACGACTGTATCTCCGAATAAAGTTGACACTCCTCTCTGGGATACCTTTCTCAAAGACGTACTCCAAGACCCTGAGAGAATTGCGTATCTGCAAGAACTGCTTGGAGCCTCGCTCTTCGGAGACTCGAGGTTCCATGTGCTTCCGGTGCTTGTCGGATCGGGAGCGAACGGTAAATCGACCCTTCTAGACGTAGTAGCAGGAATCCTAGGCGATTATGCCGCAACCATGCCTGAGAACTTCTTGTTGGATGCCAGCAACACGACACACCCTACCGAGATTGCTCGGTTGCGTGGCGTTCGCTTTGCCATGGCTTCTGAGACCCGTCCGGATGGAAAATTTAATGAGTCGCGAGTCAAGATGCTAACTGGTGGCGACACGCTGTCAGCTCGGTTTATGAATCAGAACTTCTTTGACTTCAAGCCTACGCATACGCTGTTCCTAGCCGTTAACCACCTACCAGCTGTAAAGTCTGGTGGTGATGGTTTCTGGAGAAGACTACGTAAGATCGACTTCAACATAACTATCCCTAGCGAGAAGCGTCGCGAAAACTTTGCTCAGCTAATGGTTGACAAAGAGGGTGCTGGAATCTTGCAGTGGATGATAGATGGCGCTGTACGTGTTACTACTCAGGGCTTCAACGAGCCTGAGTCAATTAGGTTGGCTACTTTAACCTACCGCCATGAAGAAGACCACATTGCTAAGTTTATTGATGAGCGTCTGGTACTTGCTGCAACTGGTACCGCTACAAAGACCTCAGTCTTCAACGCTTATCGTGACTGGTGTATTGACAATGGTGAGAAGTTTATTACCCAGAACGCCATAGCCCGTGAGATCAGATCGCGCCTAAACGTAGGAGAGACTGACACAGCAGGCATTAGAATGTTCACTGGCGTTGAATTGGTTAACTTGGCCATGTCAACTGAATCTATCGTCGAGAAAGAAGAACGTGATGAGTATTGGCGATGAGTTCTGCTACCTTTGCAGATCTGGATTTTGTAACGAATGTGAAAAAGCTTGGGAAGAAGACTTCGATGGAACTTGCTGCTGCGGTGGCGGGTTAGTCTTCTCTCCTACCGGAGAGGTTAAGGAGGCTGGGTCGCTTACCCTTTCAGGCCCAGCTTCCTTGGCCGATACAGGCTACATTGAAGATGGCTACGGTGGCACAAAAGACATTGGTAGCTACAAGGATCCGATCTCTACCGGACGTAAGCGTGCTGCAGAAATGTATCCTATTGAAGTTGGAATGATCTGCGAATGGGCCAATCTTAAATTTGCTGGCGGTGGCGTAGTGCCGATCGTTGGTTGTATTGGTAGAGCTGCTACAGACAGGCATCACGGCCCAGATAAGAACACAATGAACAATGCTCCGGGCAACGTTCACCGGATCTGCTCATACTGTCACAATACTTGGCACGGAGTAAATGACCCGCATTATGGCGAGCGCCCTGATCAAACTCTACCTTTTGTGCCTGAGGGCGCGTACGAGGCGCACAACGACGTTACAAAGGCTACTACTCAGGAGCTGCTAGAGGCTGAAAAGCGCCGTGTAGAGGACGCTACAAAGTAGATTTAAACTTCTGTCCCCTGAAGTAAGCCACACTGTCATTGATCTGCACTAGCTCGAAATATGGCTTCTCGTCTTCAATCGTTACAATCAAGATTCCGTTTTGCCAGTTCTCGTAGTACCTGGCCGAAGTTCCGTCAATTCCTGTGGATCCATTAACGCTAGGAACCGCTCCATCAACTCGACATAAGCATCCCGGACTGACGGCGACTGATTTAATAGATCCGTCACGGTTAAAGACGGTCTTGGACTGAATTTCAAGTCTGTGGGAGTGTCCAAAAATGGTTGAGATGTGTGGGTCTGCGTTGGTGTAAGCGGCTGCTGTAGATCCGTTTGACCTTGCTTTTGTTCCGTGGATGGCCCTGAGACTATCAGTAAGCCAATAGGCTCCCGCTGGGTAGGCATCAATGTACTGTACTCCGATCTCATCAAGTCTAAGTAGATAAGGAATGCTCATTACTGGTAGCTCTTCCATGTTAGCTCGCTTGAGCCCCCACGCGCTAGCAGCGTTGATCATAATAAATTTCTCAAGTCTGCGATCGTGATTACCTTCAATCAAAACAATCTCAGCATTAGGACCAGCTGCAGCTCGTTGCTCCTGCAAGAACTTATGACCTCTATCAAATGCTGCTTGAGTTGTGCCGGCAAATGCAGCTTCTTGTTCAAAGCGACCTTGGCTTGGTAGATCCAGAAAGTCACCTAAGTTAATTACGCCATCGACGCGATCGTTATGGTAAAGCCAGTTAGTAATTTGAAGCGCTACATCAATAGCGCCCTCATCGTGAAACGGCAACCACTGGTTGTCAATATGACGGTAGCCAATTTGCGGGTCAGGCAAAACCACCCAGACCTTTTGCTTGGACTTAACCTTTTTGGGTTCTTTAGGGTTGTTAATGTAAACAGGTTTAGCTGGTTGCACCAGATCCCATTTAGGTTGTGGCCTCAAGTCATTTAGCACAAATACACCTGCCCGTTCTGTGTAGCCTTACTTGATCAGCATAACACTTAAAACCACGCTCAGTTAGAGCTGTGGCTAAGTTAGCGTGGTTCCATCTGGTGTCAGCAAGGTTGTCTTCAAGGATTTTGTAGTCGTCCTTGTCTAGCTTTTCTACGGCAGTTCTAATGAATGCGCAGATGTGTTCCTTTTCAGGCGGGGTAAGCCCTTTTAGCATGATCGTCTCCTTCATGTAGTACTTCAGGGTTTAGCCTAGTCTCTTAGGCTGCATGTCAAGCTTATTTAGCCTCTCGGCGTGTCTAAGGAAGCCTGCCCCAAGTAACCCAGCCAACTACGCCATCCACCTGAATGCCCTGCTCACGCTGGAACTGCCTGACTCTGGCATCGGTGATTGGGCCAAAGATGCCGTCAGCCTTGATGCCTAAAACGCTCTGAAGGTATTTGACATTTGAGCCTGTTGATCCACGCCGTAAGAACTTAAATAGCCTTGGCTTGTTGCTGGTAGGTGGTGGTGTTGGGATTGGCGGTGCTACAGGTGCAACTGCCTGAGATGCCCTGCGGTTACACTCTGAAACAATGTAATCGAGCTGTGAAAGGATAAATGGCCCTGGGCAAGCGGTTGCTACATACTGCTGATGCCAAGCAATGTAAAACTCGCTCTGCACTTGAGTTTTGATGTTCTTAGCAAAGCCTCGGTTGGCTCTTGGTGAAATGCTTGCATGAAAGATAATGACATCTATCAAAGCTTCAAGGGCAGCAGATGAGATAGGCCAATCTCCACCGACAGATGAGTTGTCAATCTCAAAAGTCACAGCACTAGGGTCAGGCTGTCCACCTGTTGAGTAAGGTCTGCGCTCAGGGTTTACGATTCCTGTTACTGCACCTGAGTTAGAGATGTGATAGGTGGGGTGAGAGTTGCGTGGGTTCTTGTTAGCAACATAGTTAAGGCCGTTAGTTCCTGCAACGTGGTGAATTACAACACCGTTGATCGCCTGCCCGTTACGAGATCCGCCAAAACCGTTGTCTTGAATACCTGCTACTTTTGGATACCAACTCATTTTATTTTCCTATCTTGTTATGTGGAGCTGACCCAAGCTGAGCCATTCCAAACCTTTGTTGTTGTGGAAACGAAAGCAGTTCCGTTCCAAACTTTTGTAGTTCCTGCTACGAAGGCAGTTCCGTTCCAGACTTTTCCGCCACCTAGTACGGTAATCGTCAAAGTGCCAGTGTTGACTGATCCTGATGCGTTAGTAGCCCTAAGAACAAAAGTAAATACTCCAGGAACCGTAGGAGTTCCAGTAATGGCACCAGTTGAGGTGTTTAGCGTAAGGCTGGTAGGCAGGGCTCCAGAAAACACAGAATAGCTTGTTGCATTGCTTGCGGCTACAGCATCCGAGTAAGCAGTGCCGACATTGCCAGTAGCCACTACTGTTGAATCTGTAAATACTGGATCAGGTAGCGTGTCTTCTAATACCGCCGTTGTGCTTCCAGATGTTGAAGTCCAAGAAGTAGCGGGGATGCTACCATAAACGCTAATACCAACTGAACGGGTTCCATTGGGGTTATGAGTTATTACTATGCCAGAAACGCTGTGGACAAGAACTGTTGAACCTCCAGGAACTGAGATAGTATAAGAAGTCTGGTAGTCAACCCCATCTACAATTATTCCCCATGTTCCAGCTCCAAAAGTAGTTGAAAATCCCGATGCTTTAGTTACATAAAAAGAAACAGACATGGTTGAGGTGTTGTTTCCATAGTTTGGGGTAGAAGACCAATAACCATTTGTTTGAGTTACAGAGCCAGCAAATGTGGCTGAAATTACAAAATTGCCCGAAGCCATTTACAGCCCCTTAGTAGGAGATCCAGACATCGCCCGTAACTAAGGCTGCTCCGCCTGGCCTTGTAGTTGGTTGCGTTGTCTGAACTATAAAGCTTTTGTCGTTTACTAGACCTATTGAAGCAGCGGATGCAAACTTAGCAGTAGTAACGCTAGCGTCTGGGATTGCAAGGTAAGCAAGGCTAGTCCAGGCAGTAGATCCGGTTCCGGCTTTCATCAAGCGAGTGTCAGTTTCTAAGCCTACTTCGCCAGCAGCAAGGGTAGGGTTAACGCTAGTCCAGTTAGCAGCAGTATCCCTGCGAAGCTGAATTTGGTTTACTCTAGGCATTAAATGCTCCCGTTAATTATGTTGATCTAAGCCCCATTATAGCTTAGATTGAGCCATTTGAGCAGCTCTTAGGTAATCTATGTTTTGATTATGTAATTAAGAACTATGTATGGCTGCAAGTTATTGTGAGCAAGTCCGCCACCAGTAGCCGCTGTGGTAAATGTGTGAGTGTGCGCACCCTGAGCATCTGTCCGAACGTCACGGTTTCCAGAACCACCACCCCAAGATTCGGCAAAAGCACCAGTTCCAGAACCAGTAGTTCTAATGTTATTAACATAGTGGTCGTGACTTCCGTTGGAAGATGTAGTTCCCGTGTGAGTGTGGGAAGGCATCTGTGCTTCAGTAAGAGTATGGGTCTTAGCACCGCCAGTTTCGCCTAGTGTGTCAAACTCTGTATCTGGACCCTTACCAACTGGCACTCTATTTTGTAAGTTAGGTACTAAAAAGCTTGCACCAGAACCACCGTAGGTATATCCAATAACACCAAACAAATCAGCATAAGTAGTTGTGCTGACTGATTGACCTTCACACAGTAGAAAACCACTAGGTGCAGTTGCGCCAGCAAATTGAGTAAGCGCTCCAGTTGGCATACTAGCGGGACCAGTTGGACCTGCAGGACCAGTTGGACCAGTTGCTCCAGCTGGTCCCTGACCGCCTACAGCAATGTACTCCCATTGGGAGGTAGCTGCGTTATAGGCTTTTAGTCTTGGCATAGTTACTCTGCGCTAGGCTTTGGGTATTTTTCTTTTACGGCAAGGCAAGCAGAAATGTAAGCGTCGATCTGATCCTGATCACGCTTTACCACGCCGTCAATGTAGTCAGTGATTGGCGGGTACTCTGGTCCACGAAGGCGCTGATACTCTAGTGCATCGTAAGCAGCTTGTAGCTTTGCTGCCTCTGCTAGACACTGCTCTTCAGTTGGCTGAGTCTGTTCTTCATCTAGCCACTCAAGACCTGAGTAGTCATCGCCTGTTAGAGTCCATTGCGCTCCAGGTGTCAGTGCTTGAAGTGCTTCTACTATTCCGAATGTTCTGTTCATTATTTTCCTTACTGGGCTATTTCCATTACGGTAAACGTCGATATTGCTGTACCGTTGTAAATAAGGTTGCTATCACCGTAAGTTGAAGCCCTATTCCAAAGCAAGCTTGTTGATTCAGTTACGCCTTGAATGTCATAAATAATTGGTGAAGTAGACCCAGCGCTATCTAAAAAGTTTGCAGAGATAGTCCTTGAGACATGGTTGCCGTCTGCCTGGTTGGACCATCCGCTGAGAGCAGTAACTCTAGGCCGCGATCCGTTTGCATCACCAATACCGATGGGGCTTCCGCCTCGTGTAAACCTAAAAGCTGCGTTATTTGAAGTGGTTCCACCTAAAGTAATATTTGCCATTAGCAACAATTTGCTACTTGAAAATTTTGGAGTAATAGAAATCTGTAAACCATTAGAAGGGAAAGTTGACCATCCAGTATGAGCAGTAATTGTTGTAGCATATGGAATAGAACTTGTTTTGCTTACAACCTGCAAGACAGTTCCGACTGCTTGCCCAAGGGTGTTTTCCCATTTATCAAATCTCATTGTCGAAGTCATAGTGTCCTACGCTATCGCAATTATTGTAAGAACTGGCATTACAAATTGACTTGAGGTCGCCCCGTCCCAGTAAAATGTTCCGTGAACGTTTCTTGAGTTGTTGGCTACACCATAAGTTCTTGAGCTTACAGCTAGGGTTTTAGGGGAAGTCCAAGAAGCCTGCCTACCACTGTTAGTGCTTGCCGTTCCACCTATGTTTATTACCCATTCAAAAGAAGTTTTATCTTCGGGGTATCTACCAGAGCGGCTTTGTCTAGCCCACACGACTTCAACTCCGTCGATTAAGAATCTGTTATGCGTTATAGCGTGGTCGTGAACCCAGTTCATTCCAAAGTTAAATTTGTAATGCACCTTTTTTGCTCCTGCTGGTGGCGTATATGCTATTGATGAGCCCGTAATGTCTGCATAACTGTTTGTTAAAGTCTGCAGTCCCGTAACGCTAGGCCAAGTGTATGACCCCGACTGACCAATTACAGTAGAGCCATCACACGGGCTAGTTAAGTATTCAATAATCTGCCCAGGTTGCGTTGGGTATCCGTTTACTAATACGTTTGTTCCGCCAGCATTTGCCACGTTTGCTACTCTTAGCTGACTCATTGTGCTATCTCCCAAATTGTGCCTGTTGAAACCATTGTTTCATAACCATCTTGTCCAGTGTTGTTAGCTGTTCTATTTAGAAAAAAAGTGTAAGATGTAGCGTCGGTTGATTTAATGGCTGGAGCAAAAACCTGTGAAGCAGTAGATCCAGCTATGCAGGAATATTGTATGAAATAGTTATCTGGCGTACTGTTTACATCTTGGTCATAATTTGCAGAAACAAAACCAGACCATCTAGCAATTCCGCTTTCAGAATTATAACCAGTCTCCCCTGCTGTAGTAATTAAAGAGCCGTTTTTATGAATGAGAAAAACATTATTATTATTAACTTCGCAGTTTACCATCCATTGAATTAGAAGCCTGCTATTTGCAAATTTCGGAGAGATGCTTAAATTTAATTGAGTGATAGTTGTTCCGTTACCTGAGTTAAGTGAAGAGATGGTTGTTCTAGAATCACTTCTGACAGTTTGCACTTGGACCACAGAACCAGGCGCATAAATAGTATGCCCAGAAGGCACGGTGATAACGTTGTTGTTAGCAAGCAAACCTTTTAGTTGCCCAACGCTTAATTCGCTCATTTAAACAACGCTCCAAGAAGACCCAGTAGGGATTGTGACTATAACACCGCTGGCGATTGTGATTGGTCCAGCGCTAAGTCCATTATAGCCTGCTGGGATAGCGTAGTTAGCTGAGATGGTTTGCAGGTTTAGCTTGATGGGGAAAGTGCTTGCCACCACTAGATCATCAAGTGCATCAATATCAACATCTACCCACTCCGTATTAAAGTCGGTAGCGTCTACCTTTGCTAGGACTTGACCAGCTGTTCCGCCAGATGGAATTTCAATTGCAGTTTCATCTGTGTCTACCCATAAAACCTCGGTGCTTGTCGGGGGACCAGTCTGGAATACAATGCCTGCCTCACCGTTATCACCAGTTGGACCTGCAGGACCAGTAGGACCAGCGGGACCAGTAGGGCCAGCCTGAGTGTACATAACCTGCACGGCTGTCAAAATAATGGAAGGTACGGCTGGGTAGGTTGGAGAGGTTCCAGCAGGCAAAGCCTCAACCTGCAGATCTAGGCTATCTCCAGCCCAGAAAACTTGAACGTAATCAGCCGCCGCGGCTGTTGCTACGTAGTTAATTGTTATAACTTGGCGATTAGGGATACCTGCAGATTTACGTGGCTGCAGATCAATCTCGGTAGCTGAGTCTGGGTAGTCAACTCCATTTTTCTTTACCCAAAAAATTGCCTTTTGTACAGAGTTAGCATAGTTAGTAACCTGAATCGAAAACGTCATGCTGTAAGTTCCAGCATTTGAAAAGGTTACTCTGTTCCCGCTGACGATGCTTACACCGTTAGCTTCTGCGGTTGTGCCAATTGCAATAACCTGAGCTGCTGAAACTGAAGCAAGCGGTTGGTCAGTCATGTCGTAGAAAGACCCGTAGTGACCTAGTGCACCACCAGTTCCTATCTCACCCTGAATACCCTGAATACCTTGGATACCTTGGATGCCTTGAGGGCCAGTGTCTCCAGTATCACCCTTTGGACCAGTAGGTCCAGTTAGACCTGTAGGCCCGATGGGACCAGTAGGGCCAGTTGGTCCAGTCGGTCCAGCTGGGCCAGGTACAGTTGAGTCAGCCCCAGTAGCTCCTGTGGGCCCAGCTGGTCCAGTCGGTCCAGTAGGGCCAGTTGGACCAGTTGGCCCAGTCGGCCCAGCTGGTCCAGTCATCTCTGCTAAGCCAAGAATGTCGGTAGCTTGTATTTTTTTAGACGTTTTACCATCATGCGTGTGATCTCCAGGACTAGCCTGATTTGGACGGGCGCCTAGTGTATGATGGATAGCAAGCGGATTTTCGTCAACATCAGAATTAAGGTGAAGTTCCTTAATTTCCTGATATGTTGGTTGTATATTGTCTGAAAAGCCCATAACTAATAGAATACCAGAGAGGGAGACACTCTTGAGTAAATCCAAAGACATTGGCACACGTGCCGAGACTGCTGTTAGAAACTACCTTTTGTCAGTTGGCTATGATCCAATGACAGCTCACCGTAACGTATTGAAAGGATCAGCCGATGAAGGAGATGTTTGGCTACGTGAAAGCTATGGTCTTGTTGTATTTGAAATCAAAGGCGGGAAGTCCGCTAAAGATGCCAGCCACGAACAAATAAGGAAATGGTATGAAGAGGCCGAAACTGAAAAAATTAATGCTGATGGCAAGTTTGGTTTTCTTGTTACTCAGCGCTCTGGTGTTGGGTACCCCCGAGCCGGTGAATGGTGGGCTTATGCTAAGCTCAGCGATCTGATATATTTAAGGACTTACCTAGAGACCAATAGCGACATTTTAGTTCGCCTGACACTGCGAGAGCTCGTATCATTAATTCATGGCTAAAGAGACATATGACGTGGCTTCCGTTCTTCTCCAACTCGGGGAGGGGCTCAGTGAGGCAAGCCGACAGCCTAATCTCTATGACTATATCCCAAGTGATAAGCAGAAGCAATTTCACTGTGACGTACACGCGGATCGTCTTTACATTGGAGGAAACCGATCTGGTAAGTCACTTGGCTCGACTATTGAGGCAATCTGGTGGCTCACCGGATCACATCCTTTTAGAGACGTACCAGACGGACCAATACGAGGACGAGTAGTAGCGGTTGACTTTCTAAACGGTGTGGATAAGATTATCCTTCCGCTTTACAAGCAATGGCTTCCAAAAACCTTCTTAATCAACGGATCCTGGGAGCAAAGCTACTCAAAAGAACGCCACGTGCTAACCCTGAACAACGGGTCCTTTGTAGAGTTCATGTCCCAGGATCAGGATCTAGATAAGTTTGCCGGATCATCTAGGCACTTTATTCACTTTGACGAGGAGTGCCCACAGTCAATCTTTAAGGAATGTCTTGCCCGATTGGTTGACACGGCGGGTGTTTGGTGGATGTCTCAGACTCCAGTTGAAGGTATGGAATGGATCTTTGACGAGATCTACACACCAGCAAAAGAAGGCAAAAAAAACATTGGTATTACTGAGGCTGAGATCTACGACAACCCCTCACTATCTAAAGACGCTATTGAGAAGTTCCTTGACATGCTATCCCCAGAAGAGAGGGAAGTTAGGTCCAAGGGTCAATATGTACATCTTGGTGGTGCCGTATTTCCAGACTTCTCCCCAGTAACTCACTGCATTCCCAAAGGCGTCTTTATGCCTAAGCAGGGCTACAGGATCGTGCGAACAATGGACTCTGGCTGGACCAACCCCACCGTTTGGCTATGGCTAGCAATAGCTCCGGATGGAACAATCACAGTGTTTAGAGAGCATTATGCTGCCAAAAAGACCGTGGCTGAGCATGCAGAGATAGTTAATAAAATAACCAAAGAGATAGAAGAAGACTATGGCTGTGACGTTTGGCTAACCACCGGAGATCCAGCAATCAAGCAAACCAAAGAACACAGCGGTACCTCAATTTTGCAGGAGTATCAAAAGGCCGGCATTTACATCTCGGTTGACTCTATTCCTACAGATCGTAGGGTAGGCTTAGAAAGGCTTCAAAAGTACTTCAAGATCAACCCCAAGACAAAGAAACCGTTCTTGATGATTACGGATGATTGCCCTCATCTGATAGCTGAGCTGCCAAAGCTTAAATGGAAGAAGTGGGCATCTGCTAAAATGGCAGAGCAACACAACAAACAAGAAGACATTAGAGACGTGAACAACCACTGCTATGATGCTCTTAAGTATGCAATGACTTTCATGGACGACCTGACCCCAGACAAAATGGCCGGCCGTGAAGTTGACGAGAGGTTTCATAGTCTTTTCCAGGAACGATTTTCTCCCGTCACACCACTTTCCGATAATGATGACAGCGATTCTTGGGGAAGAAGCTGGAAGAATTTCGGCACGACGCAAAACTTAGAAGGATGAGATGACTAATATATTCGACAGAAGTTACAGATTTTATGAAGCCGGAGCACCATTTCCCGGCGTTTGCCTTGCTTGCTCAAATGTTAATAAGCTGTGGGATCTCGGCATGATTAGCGGGACAAATCGCGGGGCTTACCTTTGTGACATGTGTCTACAAGATCTAGCGCTTTTTGCTGGATTTGTTCTCAAGGCAGTTTACGAGAAAGACACCTCTGAATTAAAGGCAGAAGTTGCAAAACTAGAAGATCAGATCCAAGCATCACCGAGACTAATAAAGGAGCTAACCCACAATGTCAACTCTCTACTTGGCGAGTTTGTCACTAGCCTTGCTAGCGTCACTAGCCCTAATAAGCCTGTTCAATCTGAAAGTGATAAAGCCGACGCTGGAGACCCTGCTGTCGTCGCTGGAGCTACAGAGGCAAGCAGCAAAGGAACAGCAAAGATTACTAAGCCAAGCGTTAAATCTGCTAGCAAGTAAAGACCCAATAGCTTATCAAATGATTCAGGCTGCTACACCGGAGCCAATCAAAGATGTAGGCTATAATGGACCGTATGTATCGGGCGAAGAATACGAACAACTTCTGGCCGACGAAAAGCGCATGCAGGAACTCTGGAAAGATTTGGATATAAATAATGGCGACTGACGAACTCGGCAAGGAAATTACCGTAGCCGATCAAGCCCTCTATCAAAAGGATCCAGCCATGCCTGGGGAACTTGTTGAAGACAGCATTCTTAATAAGTTTAAAAAAGACCAAGACTCAAAGAAGCTAGTAGCTTGGATCAAGGCCGAATACGAGAAGTGCAAGTCAGCCCGAAAGAACGAAGAGATTGACTGGTACCTTCAGATCGCCTTTTACAACGGTAAGCAATACCATAACTGGGGAACCATTAACGGCAAAGAGGGCCTTATGGAAGAGCCTAATCCAGCCAACTTACCGCGTATTACCATTAACCGTATTGAACCAGTAATCCGCACAGAGATTGCAAAGACTACATCTCAGCAGCCATCCGCAGCCGTAGTACCGGCATCAAACGATGAAGAAGATCTGCTAAGCGCTACAGCCGGCGAGCAAGTTTGGCAAGCAGTATATGACAAAAACAACTTCCAGACTGAGATCCTTCAGAAGGCAGAGTTTTGGCGTGCAGTTTGCGGTAATGGATTTATTAAATGTTTCTGGGATCCAACCATTAAGCACTATGAGAATGAAACACTTGTAGACCCAATGACAGGAAGAAAGACAGTCCGAAGGGCAGTCTCCACTACTGGTGACGTTAAGTTTGAAGTAGTTTCTCCGTTCCATTTGTTTATCCCAGACCTGTCTCAAGAAGACCTAGAGCAACAGCCCTATATTTTCAACGTGTACACAAA